ACATAGCTAGTCCATACGTTTGGACACCTAGTGGGAAGGTTACTGCGCGGTAACAAACGCGTCACGCAATGGCTGCCATTGCGACATCGGTTGGGATTTTGGGCATTTCGGCTCTTGGGGTGAGGTTGTTTCGGCAATGTTATCGTCTCGAGGAGGATGTCACACGTCTGAATGACGATGAAGTATTTCGTGAGCAAGTTGTACAGCTCGCGAGCACAGAACTGCCAAGCGTCGACGGCAGCACTGTGAAGGCAGCAGTACGGGACATTACGGTTGGTAGTGGGTATGATATCTCTGGTGTACTTGAGGAAGCCGCACGCACCGCGGTTGCTGATCTTACGCCGCAATGGTGGCAAACACGTGGAGTCGCCAATGTTGACATCGTACAATTCGCTGGAGCTAACAGAGTGGTTGGCGCCGTTCGTCCCATCCCCAGGTTCGTAGCAGCGTGTGTAGTTGAATTACGTGCGAGGTATGGTGTTATGAGCAGTTCTGATGCTAACGTTCTGGTTATCCAGGACAGGTATATCAAACTCTGCAAAACGCATCATGTTAGGCAGATTGACGTGGCTCGTCATCGACAACTTGTCATCAATTTGTTCTTTTCCTCGTATCTTGACTTTGATATTGCTCATGCTCGCCGAAGGGCTCCTCAGTGGTTGCTTACAATGCGTGATTGGTTTAGTGATGAACCGTACACGCATACGAGCGGCCCTACAGCCTTTTGATGCGTCCCTACCAGGGTCCATGGGACGGGTAAACACTACAATGAAACACTGTTTCGGCGGTGTCAAGTGGAGTTTCCTGGCCAGTTGGTCGTGGATCTGAATGGGGAAGGTGTAAAAACCCGGTCTTTTATTGTGTTGACTGGGTTCTCTCTAACCAACGATTTGGGAGTTTATTCACACAGTGTTGGTGCAGTCGTCGATGCATTGTTGGAGCGGTTTTTCTATGTCAAACGGGATGACGGGAATTACGCACCACCTATACAGGCTGTTCCAGGAAAATTCACACAGCAATATTTTCGGACCTTCCGAAGAGAAGTGTTGCGCCACGTGCCTCACCACTTTCCCCGTTTAACGCGTCGGCAACTTGTCGATAGTTATAGCGGGCTTAAACGTAAGAGGTATGAAAACGCTTACAAATCTCTTAGGGAAACACCCTTAAATAGGCAGGATTCTGCCATTAAGTTGTTCTGTAAATTTTCCAAAACGAAACTGGGAGACCCAGCACGGGTGATATCACCGCGTGATCCTAGATTCAATCTCGAACTGGGCCGGTATGTTAAGCACTTGGAGAAGCGTTTGTATAAATGCATCAACAAGACTTTTCATTCATCGACCCAGCACACAGTAATGAAAGGGCTTAATGTTGATGAGCGGGCCCTTGTACTGCGGCAGAAATGGTGTAGGTTCAATGAACCTGTTGCAATCAGTCTGGATGCTAGCAAACTTGATGCCAGTATCCAGCGGCAACAATTGCTCTATGAACACTCATTCTACACCGGCGTGTACCCCTGGGCACGTGCTCTGCGCGTTATGTTGTTCTGGATGAGAACACATAATTGTGTGGCTTATGCTCCTGATGGTAGGGTACGAGTGCGTTGCGCTGGTCGGCGTGCATCGGGCGATGTTACGACATCGCTTGGTAATGTGTTGATCATGTGCGCATGCATTTATGCTCTCTGTTGTGAGTTAGGGATTGAACTGGAGCTAGCGGATGATGGGGATGATGCTATGGTAATCATGGAACGAGAAGATTTGGACAGGTTCATTGGTCGTGTAAGGCCGCACTTCCGGGAGTGCGGTATCACTATCAAAGTTGAAGCGATCTGCTATGAGTTCGAACAAATGGTATTCTGCCAACACAATGTTGTCAATGTTGCCGGTAAGTGGCGTATGTGCCGTGAGGTGCGTAAGGTCCTGGCTAAAGACACGTTATGTTTGACCGGATGTCCAAATGAGAAAGCTCTTCGCAAATGGATTGGTGCCGTCGCAGCTGCAGGAATGCATCTTTGCGATGGCGTCCCTATTCTCGAAGCTTTTTATGCTTACTTCAGAAGGTGTGGCAGGGCGCCATCTGATAGATTTTTCCAACATGTCATGCAACACACCTTTTTCGCTCGGCGTAAGGTCCGTCATAGAGTGGCTCTAACCGCGGCAACGCGGCTTTCCTTCTTTTTGGCGACTGGTGTAATGCCAGATGCCCAGGTGGCAATGGAGCGTTGGTTTGAATCGCTAACTATCGAGGAACTTCAAGAGAATGTTGTAGATCAGCATTTAGTGCCTATATACCAGGGGGGCCATCTTGAGTTGATATCTGCAGATTCAAGATAACATGGCGCGTAAAGCGAAGATGATGGTTGTTTCGAAACCTAGGACGAAGAAGACGAAAGCTGAAAAGGAGATCACTAGACTTGGTCGCATTTTGCGCCAGCTTGGTGGTCTTGGAGGAGCAGTCGCAGGTGGATATGTAGGACAGACAGAGGGTGGTCGGGTGCTTGGTACTCAGCTCGGCGCCCATCTTAGTCGTTGGTTGGGCTCTGGCGCGTATAAAGTTACGGCAAACACCTTGCTCACTCCTGCCGTAGCTGACATGCACACCAGTGACCAGACAGTCCGTATCAGGCACAAGGAATATTTAGGCCCTATTACTGGCAGTGAGAACTTTGCGGTTTACGCATCTTATGTTCTTAATCCCAGCAATGCTTTTACATTCCCATGGCTTAGTCGTATTGCTGCTTGTTACCAGCAGTACTCCATTAAGGGGGCAGTTTTCCAGTATGTCCCCACTTCTGGGGTTGCTATTTCTGGTACCAATCCTGCAATCGGTGCTGTTATGATACAGACTTCCTATCGTGCGACTGACGATGCTCCAGTCAACAAAGTTGAAATGTTGAATGAATATTGGTCATCCGAGGGGCCACCCAATGAGACGTTTGTTCATCCCATTGAATGTGATCCCAAGGAGAACCCATTTCAGATACACTATGTTGGCAATCCTGCAAGCGATAGTGATCGACTTATGTACGATCTCGGGAAAGTTTTTGTGGCCACACAGGGTATGCCTGGTAGTCATGCTGTTGGTGATTTGTGGTTGTCGTATGACATCGAGTTCAAGAAACCAATTGTTCGTTCCTCTGCGCTGCCTGCGCAGTACGAGTATGGTAAGCTTGCCGGTGCTGCAACGCCCACTGTTCCTTTCAGTACCATGACCACTAATACACTCCCTGACAATGTCACTGTGCTCGATAACGAGGCCATTCATTTTGGACCTGGTTGCCAGGGCTCATGGGTCATTGTGTACGAAGTCACGGCATTAACGAACTTTACGGTATGCGACATGGGCGGCACTGGCGTTGTCGGGGAGAAGATATCACAGGGGTCTTACCTCCGCAATGTCCTCTCTGGCACCACGCCGTCCCTCAATCGCGCCTTCCGTATTGATCAACTTGATGTCACTGATAATGTTGCCGTTGGTTCATTTATCTACCCTGATTTTACGTTGACACCGTCTACAGGCCTTAGTTACACCTGCCGTGTCTTCAAATACGCGTAGCCACTGCATGCGGCTGGGGGCGCCAAAGTGCGATATGATTCTCATCGCCGCCTTTTGAGCAGAGGAGGATTGGAATACCGAAGCGAACGTGTGTGTTGTCGGCAAGTGGTGTGCCGCCAATAGCAGAAACACACTAAATCCACACCACCTGGTTGACCATTCCTTACTAGTATCAGTTTAAACATGCATTTCTCCACTCCAGAAAGTGGCGTTCAGGGCCGATGTGAAGTGTCCCCCTTACCGAGTAGGAAGTTTCTTGGTGTAGCACGCGCATGGTGTGAAGTTTGTATAAGTGGGAGAGTCATTGCAACTCTATAGTACCGAAAATGTCTTTGACTGGGCCGGACTACCACACTCCCTATCTCTATCAACAGGTAGATATTTACCAGC